CCTGGATGGGGGCCGCGCAGTGCATTATCCACCCGTATGGTAACATACGTTTTCCATCCGGAAAAGAAGGAGCTCACTCTATGTCCCTAAAGACCAAACGCAGATCCGATTACCTGTTTACCAAAGTCTTTGAAGATTCACAAGACTACGGTAAAACTTGGGCAAAAGGTGATGCGTTTAAGGTCCTGTCGGACAGTCAGATTACTGACTCGGAAGGGCATCTCGTTAACCCTAACACGGGTTATCGAAATGCGGGAGGACCGTTTCATACGGTCCGCTGGCACATTGATTTCCCTACTATACCGATCGACTGGAAGTCGAACGATAAATTGTATGGTGATCGATGGCGAGTAAGAGGCCAATTCGGAACTCCGATATTGGGCTCATTCCTGCCCCCTGAGTACCGGCTTAGTACCGCCGACAGTTTCAAGAAAGAAATGGCTTCCATTTCACTTGACGCTGACGGCGCAACGGCCATAGCTCAGTGTGCACCAACTAACCCGAATGCTGAACTCTTGGTTGCAATTGGCGAGATCTTGAAAGAGGGAAAAATCTCTCTTCCTGGGATCGCCACTTGGAAGAACCGTCTGAAGCTACTTAAGTCTGCAGGAGATGAGTTTCTTTCTGCAGAGTTTGGGTGGCTTCCACTTATTGACGATATCAAGAACTTTTTTGATAGCGTCAAACATGGTGACGACATTCTCGAGCAGTATCACCGCGATAGCGGTAATAATGTTCGCCGTGAGTTCAAATTCCCGATAGAGGAATCCGTTCGTAGTGAAAGTCTCGGAGAATACTATCCCCAACCAATCCCCGGAGGGGGAGCGGTCTGGAATCAGTATGATCCGAAAACTACGAAGCTGGATTTGACCCGGACTGTTAAGGTTCAGTCCCGTAAATGGTTTTCAGGTGCTTTTACGTATCATCTCGATGACCAAAGTGATGCTTGGTCTCGATTGAAACAAAATCGCACCGATGCCGATCGTTTGTTCGGCACTACCCTTACGCCAGATGTTCTCTGGGAGTTAACTCCATGGAGCTGGGCTGTAGATTGGTTCTCCAACACTGGTGACGTTATTAAAAACATCACTAACTTGGAGCTCCAAGGCCTGGTTATGCGGTATGGTTTCATGATGCATGAAAAGCGCATCGAAGTAACCAACCAGTTTTACGCAAAAGGATCACAATCCTTTTATGGTAAAACTCAGATCCCACCCTCTAAGCTAACTGTTGTTAGTAAGAGGCGGGTTCAGGCTAACCCCTTCGGATTTGGCATAGGCTGGGAGGATTTATCACCCACTCAGCTTGCCATAACCGCAGCCCTCGGGATAACCCGTTGGCTGAGGTAGTGTTAATCACTGCACCATCAACCGTCTGTTAAATCAGACAGAATTAGGAGCAATGCCGAATGGCGTTTACCGATCCCCAGTCCATCAAAATCAACGGTACCACTACGTCCCTTCCGCGCGTTAGCACGGGAGAAAACGCAAGTGCGTACTCGAGTTCTGATGGGCTGACTGTTCTGAAGGCCTCCACTTCCAGAAATGGTAAGAGGAAGCGCCAACAGATTAGGCTTGACCTTGCTAAGGTCGCGCCTTCTACTCTCATTCCGGCCCAGAATGAACGACAGAGTATGTCGTGCTATCTGGTATTCGATCGGCCCGAAGAGGGCTACACGAATACGGAAGCTTTGAAAGCGTATGAAGGGTTCATTGAACTCCTTCAGGCGTCTGAAAAAGCTCTGATCAATAAGCTCCTTGGCGGTGAGTCGTAGAGACCCACTACTAACGAGTTGTTCCTGGTCTTCTGACCAGGATAAGATCACTGCTCTAGAACTCTTTATTGAGTATAGAGTAGCCGAATGGAATCGAGAGGAGGATCGAATGAACCAAATGAACAATAACCACAATACTCTTGTGGTTATCTTGTTCCTTCTATGCTTTGGCATTATTGCCTTGCTAGGAGGGTTCATTGCGTTCACTTCCCTCATCAGTTAACACTCTGATGAGATGTGAGCCCAGTAAGCAACTTCGGCTAGGGAAACCGACCTCTATTTAAGGAGGCAGTTTGAATAGCCTGATATTGCTCTGGAAAATGGTAGCTGAAGATTCGGCTACCAGATGTCGCACTGACGCCACCATGGACATTAAAACTGTCCAAGGTCGGTTCAAACACGAGGGGTTATCGTTTTTGACGATAACCTTACCTTCCTTTGGAAAAGACTTCCAAAAAAGTCTTGACCAAGGGATTGTAGATCGCAACATGTTCCAGGGTTTTTCCTGGCATGCAGGTCTCCCCCGATTTCTCGGAGGTTTCCTCGATCGTGTGTTTGACCGCGATACTGGCGTGCTATTGAATGATCCTGACATAGATGCAATTCTTGCCATTAGACAGTTAAGTCTGATCTATAGCAAGATCCAACTCCCTTGCACTCCCGCTAGGGACGCGGAAGCTATGTCCGGATATGTTCAATGTGATAAGGAAGTCGCAGAGAATGACCAACGTATGGGTCCTGATGACTATTCAGAATTCACGCGTATGGCAACTCTGCTGCTTGGTTCCCTTTTCTCGGAAATGGATCGTAAGATCCACAACCTTGAATTGGTTCCCAAGCATGGTCCCGGTGCAACTGCCGATAAACTCCGTGGAAACGGAAAGTACCGTCTGTCCACTTGGACCAGTCGGCTCGAGAAGTATTTCCCTTCGGGGGATTACCTCTTTCCAAATGCACGTTACGTGCATGAGGAAGCCGTCGACTTCCTAGAACCCGGTTCCGAGATGCCCGTTAGGGTCATAACGGTTCCTAAGACGCAAAAGACGCCCAGGATTATTGCCATCGAGCCAACTGCTATGCAGTATGCACAGCAAGCTGTTCTCGAGGGCTTTAATGATGGGATCGCTAAGAGTTTTCTTAGTGATTTTATCGGTACTGAGTCACAAGAGCCTAACCAACTCCTGGCTCAGCAAGGATCACTTAAAGGTGATCTGGCCACGCTCGACTTGAGTGAGGCATCCGATAGGGTCTCGAATCAGCTCGTACGTGCTCTCATGCGACGCAACCCCGAATTGCATGGGGCAGTGGAAGCATGTAGATCACGGAAGGCTGAAGTGCCTGGTCATGGCGTAATCCGCCTAGCCAAGTTCGCGTCTATGGGTTCAGCTCTTTGCTTTCCTGTGGAGGCCATGGTTTTCTTAACCATCTGCTTCCTTGGGATTGAGAAAGAGCTTAGCACCCGGTTTACCTCGAAACAACAATTGATGAAGTTTCGAGGAAGAGTGCGTATTTACGGAGACGATATTATTGTCCCCGTGGATTTTGTGCATTCCGTGATAGATTCCCTCGAGCACTTCGGTGCTAGAGTGGGCTCTTCCAAGTCTTTCTGGATCGGACGATTCAGAGAGTCTTGCGGGAAGGAGTACTATGATGGCTTTGACGTTAGCATTGTCAAGGTCCGATCAGTATTTCCTTCATCTCGGAAGCACGCTTCAGAGGTCATATCGCTTGTATCACTCAGAAACCAGCTATACCAAGCTGGATACTGGGGTACGGTACGAGCGTTGGATATTCGTATCGAAGGGATCCTTAAATGGTTCCCGTACGTTGCGGATAGTTCCTCTGTGCTAGGTCGTATCTCCTTTCTGGGTTATGAGACTCAGAGGGAATGCGAGAAGCTACACAGCCCTTTGGTTAAGGGCTGGGTTGTTTCCTCTCGACTCCCTAAGGATCCCCTTAGCGAGGACAGAGCCTTGCTTAAGTTTTTCCTTAAGCGCGGCGGACAGCCATCCGTCGACAGGAATCACTTAGAGCGTGCTGGACGCCCTAGGCGCGTCGACATCAAGCCTAGATGGGCCCGACCCTTTTAAAGGGACGGTGGGGGTCTAACTGACCTCCGGGGAGAATGGAACTTGGTTGGGAG